TTAGCGGGTGGATAACGCGAGGCTTTCACGATGTGCCCGGCAATCTTGGGCTCGCAAATCCATCGCACTGGATGCCCATGCCATCCCCGCCTGAGGTAGGAGCAGAGCATGAATCTTGAAAAGCGGGCCGCCGAGTTCGCAGCGAAATGGCACGGCAGTATCGGGCAGGTGCGCAAGTACACCGGTGAGCCGTATATTCATCATCCTGCGGAGGTGGCGGCACTGGTCGCTAGCGTTCCACACGACGAGATCATGCTGGCCGCGGCATGGCTTCACGATGTCGTCGAGGATACGCCGTGTACGCTTGCCGAGGTGCAAAACGAGTTCGGTACCGAGGTCGCTGAGCTGGTCGGGTGGTTGACCGACGCGAGCAAGCCAGAAGACGGCAACCGTGCCGTACGGAAGGCAATGGACCGCGAGCACACCGCGGACGCGCCATCGAAGGCTAAGACCGTGAAGCTGGCGGACCTGATCGACAATAGCCGAAGCATACTTGCGTTAGATCCGGACTTCGCCAAGGTCTACATTCGCGAAAAGGAGAGGTTGCTGGAGGTTCTGAAGGAAGGCGATCCTACCTTGCATGCGATGGCCACTCAGATCGTAGTCCAAGCGCAGGAAGCGCGCGTTCAGGAGGCGCTACGTGGTTAATCCAGCCGAGCAATGGAAGGGGCTGCCGAAGGGCTCAGTCATCATCCTGCAAGCGACTGTGGGCTCTACGGTGCACGGTACCGCGGTAGCCGGCACCGATGACCGGGATGAGATGGCGATCTGCATCGAGCCGCCCGAAAAGGTGGTGGGACTTCATCACTTCGAAACGATGGTGTACAGGACGCAGCCGGATGGAGTTCGTTCTGGGCCGGGAGATCTGGATCTCACCGTGCATACGCTGCGCAAGTTCTCTCGACTAGCGGCCAAGGGCAACCCGACAATCCTCCTGCCGCTATACGTTAAGCCTGACGCGCTAATCGACAAGACGCATGGATTTGGCCACGCACTGAGACAGGCGAAATCGATGTTTCTATCCAAGCAGGTCGGCAAATCCTTCCTCGGGTATTTGGTCGCGCAGAAACAGCGATTGATGGGCGAACGCGGGCAGATGCGGATTCACCGACCCGAACTGGTCGAGCAGTACGGATTCGATACGAAGTACGCCGGCCATGTGGTACGCCTAGCGCACCAGGGGATCGAGTTGATGACGACAGGGACCATGTCGCTGCCAATGCGGAAGGCCGAACGGGAAGAGGTGGTCGCAATCCGTACCGGCAAACTGAACTTTCAGGAAGTCCTGACCAGGGCCGGTGAACTGGAGCGCGAGTTGCGGGACTCGTTGGACAGCGGATTACTGCCGGATCAGCCTGACGAACGCGCGATCGACAAATTCGTCGTCGATACCTACTTGGCCATGTGGCAGTCGGGGATGCAGCAGTCCTGAACCAGGGGATGAGCATGCTTGAGTACATTGATCCGGCCATGCAAAAGATAGCCGAACAAAAGGAAAGTCTGATTCAGAGCGCCGTTGAGGCGATCTTGGGGCGCGATTGGCGGCTAATGGACATCAGGAAGCGCTGCAGGTTTGAGCGCATCTTGGGCGAGCCGTGGGAAACGCTGGTCGTAGACGGGGAACCCGCCCTGATGCTGTTCGACATGGAGGTCGGCAAGTTCGAACAGCGCGGCGAAAGCTATATCAGCAACGTCTCGCAGAAGTACAAATTCCTTGGCAGAGCGGACTATCTGCTCGCAAGTAAACCAGGAGCTGAGTAATGATCTTCGCCATCTGCTTGGATGATCCATGAAAACACAAGAGACATCGAGGGTCGTATTTACCTACTGGCTGCAAACACACGTGGGCAAGATAACGAAGCCTGCTTATACCTTTGTCGGGTACGTATTCGTCGAAGCCCGCCCCGACATCGCTCCTATGAGCAATATCATCACATCTGAATGCCAGTGAACCAGGAGCGGAGTAATGTTCGTTGACTACAAAGACAGTTTCAGGCTTTTGGATCGCCAGGGCGGCAGAGTGCTGTACCGCAACTTAGGCATCCAAAACCTCATGGCCTTGGCCGATTGCGATAGACAAACCGCCGAATCCTTGATGCGCGTTGCCAGAGATCAGGCTTGTAGGGACGATGAAAAGATTCTTGCCCATAGACTCCGCTCCTCTTAACGCAAGTGAACCAGGAGGCGGCCAATGATGGATATACAGAAACTAACTGTATCGACCGCTGATCTGAACGGACCTGAACCATGACCTACGAAGACATCGCGCCGTTTCTGTGGTTCGGCTTCTCATGCGGGTGCCTAGCTGGTTGGCTTGGCCGCAGTGGGTTAGATCGCCTGGAAGCCTGGCTAATCAAGCGCGTCACGCGACGCACGCATCAACCCGGAGAGGTGCACGGTGATAATTGAACGACCGCCGATCCATCCAGAAGTTCGCGTCATTCCGGCGTTCACACAAGACCCGGCGCACAACCGCAGAGAGCTTGACCCTGCGAGGGTCGCAATGAATGAACATCACCGACTCACCACTACTCCGGGCATTCCCGCCCGCAGCAAGTGGAGCAGCGATGAAACGATTTCAGATGGACCGCCACATCATGGTGAAGCGGTGGCGGCAGGAATGGATCAAGCATGGGCGTGACTTCGGCAAGTGTCACTGCGGGGCTGGAATGGGCACGATGAGAAAGCACAGGCCAAACGAGAGCCATCCTTCTAGCTCATGCAGGTTATGCATGTGGATGCGCGAGGATGCCCGGAAGGAGCGGCGCCGCGAGCGATATGCCGGCCGGTTAGAATGTCACACCCATCAGGAGTGAGCAGCTATATGCGATGTACCAACTGCAGCACTTGGCGAATGATCTACCGGACGCCTGTCATGTGGCTCCTGAGTAGGCTCACGCGCGAATCGTTTCGCTGCAAGTTCTGCAAGAGAACGATTTGCTCAGCGCTCAACACAAAGGCTCAGGGGTGTAGATAGTCGTGAGCAAGGCAGATACCGTGGCTGGCATCGAATGCATGGGCTTTCAGGGGCGTCATCCGACAAACCTTGATACCGACCAGGCCACGCTTGATCGATGTCCGTTCTGTGGACACGAGGCTGCGTATCGCGAGGGAGAACAGCGCGGCGACACACACCCGATTGCAGTTGAATGCACAAACTCGTCATGCGCGGTACGGACGCCGAAGCACTATCAGGACAGAACTACAGCGGCGGCTGCTTGGAATCGTAGAGCCGTTTCCAACACAGAGGTACGACATGAATAAGCATGAGGCAATGGCTCGCGCGTATTGCGAGATGATGGGTATCGACGCTGATGAACATGACAACCACATTGGGCCGCGATGGTCAGAATACGTGGACGAGGCGCGTAGACAGGAAGCATGGTTCAAGATCATGGCAAAGATGACGGATCACGACACATGAGTGAACAGTTCATCAAGGTTGAGCCATTGAATGGCGATGGGCTATACGCCTTTGTGTCAAGCTGCGGCTTGATTGGCATCCGTGAAAAAGTTGATGCCGGCCCGCCGCATATCTATCTGGACCTGACAGCAGCTCGCGAGCTTCTGGCATGGCTACAGCGAGCTATTCCCAACGCACACTCCGAGCATTCATGAAATTCAAGCCAGGCAGTTATCTCCTGCCGTGCCCCTTCTGCGGCGAGTCAGGAAAGACCATGGACGGCCAAGATGACATTGGACCGACCGCCTATGTCTGGTGTGCTGGCTGCGGCACGGAGGGCCCGCCAAAAGGCACGATAGACGAAGCGATTTTAGCTTGGAATACCCGCACAAATACCAGCGCGTCAGTGACTGGTAATGTCGGCGGTGATGTCGGCGGCAATGTCACCGGTTCGGTTGGTTCGCTGGCAGCCCAAGCTAAAGCGGATGTGAATGCCGGCTGCCACGGCGACATTGGTGCCGACGACGGTACGACAAAGGCAGCTCAAACCGACTGAATCGCCGCACTCCTGGCCGCCAGCCGCGCGTCAAGTTCCTGAAGTTCCTCTGCTGTCGTCGGCGTCTGCCCGGCGACCTTGGCCGTGTACTCGTCCATGAGCGCCTGCAGTTCGGCGTCGGTGGGCTGCTGGCCGGTAACAAGACCGGTAGCCACGCGCAAGTAGCCGAGGGCGCGGATGTCGACGCCTTGCGAGGTTGCGTAGGCGGTGGCGAGGGATTGAACAAAGGTGAGCCAAGTAAGCAATGACATTTGATGTCTCCAGTGATTGTTATCCGAGCAGCGCTCTTTCAACAGACCATCCGCGGGCCGTGATTCGCATGTAAGCAGTGGTGTACTTGACGCCGGACGCCATGGCCGCGTCTTTCAAGGTCATTGTGACGCCGTTGAATATAACGAGTCGATTATTGCGCCTGTTTCTAGCTTGGACAGCGCACGTCGTCCATCGACAATTGCCCGGCTCGTAGTGGCCGTTGTTGTCAATACGATCAATCTGTAACCCTTCTGGTCGCCTTCCCATGTCGGCGAAGAAATTTTCGAATGATTGCCATCGCTCGCACACCTTGATACCGCGCCCGCCATAGTCCTTATAGGCGAGATCGCGTAAGTCATGGCAACGCCGGCGCATAGACATCCAAACTGTGAATTCGGCCGTAGACTGGCCGTTCTTGCACGCGCCATGAATGGTTTTTGCATTCGCCGTCAATTCCGCGCGCAGGCATCCGCAAGATTTGCTCATGCCTCGTTTTAGGCTCTGCAGTTCAACAGAACGCATGGTGCCGCAATCGCATCTGACATCTGCAAACCAGAATCGAACGCGCCTCACTGGCTTAGAGATAACGAGCCAACGACCAAACCTCATCCCTGGCGCAAGCATGTCTTCTCCGCTAGTTCTCACCGTTTCGGGAGTGTCTGGACTTTCGGCTGCACCTCGGCGAGCTGCAGCGCAAGCTCGGCGCGTTTGGCCGCCGCTTCCGGTGCGCTAGCGGCTCGCAACTGGACATAGGCGAGCGAGGTCTGCGCCAGCGTACGGACGGCCGGCGTCAATTCGCGGTCCAGTTTCTGGATGGCCAGCTTTACGTCTGCCGGCGTCACCGGATCGGAAACGATCTCAAGGGCACGAGTCTGGAATACGCCGTATACGTCCCCTACGGCCTCAGCGCAGCGTTCGATCAGGTAGGCATCCGAGGGTGAGCAGGCGAGCGAGATCACGTCCTGAGGCTTCGTGGCGTTTGTGGCGCAGGCGGCGAGCAGCGCCAGCATAGGGATGATCAAGACTTTCACTTTCATGGCGTTTCCTTCGGTGGTTCGGCGGGAGGAATCGTTGGCGGCGTGCTATCCGGTCTCTGCCTAGCAAAGAAGTATGACGACTGCTGCTGCACTAATGCTCCGAGGTAGCCGAGCATTGTTAGCAACATGGATTTGACGAACTCGTTGACGTTCGGTGGCGCGAGGATTAGCGCGGCCAGCACGCCTAGGAAGCCTATGCCATAGAGAAAAGCGAGACCGACTTGGGCGCGAGCGGTTCGGTCGTCGTTCATGCCCGCTTACCATCGGACGACAAGCTGTAGTGGTTCCAATCGCGCTTCGCAAAGTCTCCGCCATGCCTGTAGTCCGGGCCCAGCGATTTCCACCAACGGCCCAGCTCGGCGTGGCCCTCGCCATCCGTAATGTAGCGCCCATCTTTGAACAGGTTGATGTCGATAGCCATGCGCTCGACATGCAGGCTCGACACCGTGCCGATACCCTGCGCCGCGTTCCACTTGGCCTGCTCTGGCGTTCGCCACGCCTCGCCCAGCGTGACTTCGTAGCCGAGGCTATCGGCGTGCTGGATGAGCAGGGCGACGCCGAGGGCGAATCTCGATTGCTTCTGTCGTAGGGTTTCCATCATTCCTCGCGCCTCCTCTTCACATTCTCCCGATCCCGCCGCTTATCCCCGCGGCAATGAATCAGGAACACGCCGAAGCCGACGAGTGAGTTGAACACCGAGATGGCCAGGGCCCACAACGCAGCGAGTTCTGCGCGCATCAGCTCACCAGCATCCGATACACAATCCACCCCACCCGCAGCGCATCCCACCGAGAGCACCCGGCGATGCTGCGCGCTGCAATGTGCGCGAGAACGTCCCTGTTTTCTGGCGAGATGCCTTCCATGGCGGCGATGTGTTTAATTGCCGCGCGGTACATGAGGTGGACCCGCATCAGTCGTCGCTGGCCTCAAGCTTCTTGTACGCCTTGCGAACTAGCTCGCCGACTTGCTGCGGCGTGGCTTCATGCGGAATCGGAATGCTGTACTCGTAGCTGGGCTCCGTGGCCTCTGCTTCCGGAGCGGCGTTGCGTCGAATGATAATCACGGCGTGACTCACGTAGATCTCCTAATGACTTTCTTTGATCAAACCCTTCGCCTCAAGCTTGGCGACCGCCTTCTCTACTCTGTCGAGCGCAAGACGACCGTCAGTAGCGCCGGCATCGGCCGTAGCCTTCGCATCCGCGACCTGCTGCTGCATGCTAGATTTAGCCTCCGCAATTCCTCGATCCACTTCAGCTTCGATGATTCTAGGAATCATGATGACCATGCCTAGAGCGAGTACTGACGTGAACAGAGCGACGATGGCGATATACAGCCCGGCACGGTCCTGGACGCTCGCGTGAGCCTGCGGGCTGTTGTCGCCTATGGTTGTGTTTGGCGCATTGTTGACGGTGTCAGGCGCAAGCTTTTTTTCAGGGCTTTGCATTGGTTGCTACCTTTTGGCAATCTGGCGACAGCTGGCATTTTATAACAGCTACGTCCGTCTGCAGAGCCACAATTGCGCTACCCACCCAAGTCATAAATGTCCCCATCAGGGCGACGTTGATGGCCATTAATCCACCTAGAAACCAGAAGATAAGTTTCGAATTAGAGCCTTCCTCGCGACCGTAGTGCTGGCTCACGTGTATACCCCTTGGGAAACCGTTCTCATCTCTGTTATCGTCGGAGTTCGCCTGCTTCATGGATCGAGGTCATCTGGCGGCGGGGCGTCCATCTAACAATAGGGAGTTCAATATGGATGATGCAGACCTGAAGGCCGGCTACAACATGACACCGGCAGATGCATTGCAGTACGAAATAAACCAGAACAGAAACCCGATCAATTCCTGGCTGCACTCGTTCCGCTACAGGCGCATTCTAGATATATTCGATTCGCTGGCAATCGATAGACCCATCAATGTCATTGAACTTGGCAGCGCGCACGGGAAGCTATTCGGACTGCTGAATTCGCGCTACCGAATCAACTACACCGGCATCGAGATCGATCAGACACTCGCGCAGATATCTGTTTCCCGCTTCGGCGATAGCGCGAACTTCCGCGCTATCGAAGGCTCTGCGACACGCATACTGCCCACGTTGTCAAGCGCTGATGTCGTCATCGCTCTGGAGACCATGGAGCACATCAAAGAAAGCGATGTGGTGAGAATCGTTGAGATGGTAGCTGAGATGAGACCGCGGCTATTCGTGTGCTCGGTCCCGGTCGAGATCGGGCCCGCCATCTGGATCAAGAATGTCGGCTCCTGGCTCACCGGGTACTCCAGGCACCTGGAGTACACATGGGCAGAAACATTCTGGGCAGGTCTGTACAACATGGACAGACTGCGCCGCCACAACGGCGGACACCTCGGATTCGACTGGCGCTGGTTGGCGCAGACGATCAGACACAACATGCGAATACGGGAGATCAGTAGATTCCCGTTTCCATTCGTGGCGGCAGGCATGAGCACTTCGGTATTCATCGTGGCTGAACCCTACGCGTCAACGTAGTACGGAACCTTGATGAACGTGCCACCCAGATTCATTCGCAGGTAGCCAAGCGGCGTTGCCGGCAATGCCGATGCACCGCCTGCCGCGCCTACGGTCGTCGCTGTAGTCGTGCCTATGCCAAGCTGGCCCGATGCCACGGCGACGGTGGCGCCAGTGGCAAACAACGAAGCGGCTTGCAACAGATCGGTCTGTAGTTTGGCCCTTGCTCCACCTCCGGTTGGCGCAGTGAGCAGCAGGGTTTCATCTTGCCCGGACGCGCCGATCAGTTCACAGGTGAATTGATCGTTGGCGGTGTGCGTGACTTCGAGCACACCGTTGTACTGCGTACCGTTGTAGCCCTCTTGGGGTATTTTGAGCTTTTTCGATGTGAGCGCTTTGGTATGCGAGCTATAAGTCCCTGACCGATTCGTCTGATAGACGGTGTTGGCGTCATCTGTGGATGAGTCCGTCATCCCGCCTTCGTGCTCCGTCAAGAAAACATGGTTGGCAACGGCATTCGCCGTCAGGATCAGATTCTTTTCTGGTTCTGCGCCGCCGGTTCCGCTGGCTTCAAGGTATGCGGTAACAAAATTCCCGCGCGCATCGTCGAGTCGCAATCCACCCGCAACGTTATTCTGTGCTTGCAGTCCGATGATGAAATTAGAGTAACCCTTGACGACATTGAGTCCGTAGCCGGTGTTGTCTCGCGCGTCGATGTTGATGAGAGTGTTCGCGTTTCCCTCGTTGGAAACGGTCGCATCGATTCGAACGCCATCGCCACCGTTCTCTGTACATACAATGTCGCTGAAATACCCGAGATCGCAGTCGGTGAGGTATAGCCCGTGCGAACTCTGGTTGCGAACGAACACCGAGCGAATATCGGGACGGAAATTGCCTGTGCACTCAATGCCGGCTCCCGTACCTGCGCCCGTGCGGTCAAGACGGAAATTGCTCAACGAGCAGTTTGCGGCAATTGTGATGCCCACGAAGTTGCCGCTCTTGAGCAGCACCGACTCCCATTTGCTCTCGCCCCGGACATTCATACGCGTATCGATGAGAATGTTCGCGGTGTAGAGCCAGTTTCCAATCGGAATGAAGATCTCGCCGAGGCTTTCACGGGCCACCGCAAAGGCGGCTTGAATTGCTGCGTTGTCGCTTGTGACGCCATCTCCTACGCCTCCGTAACGACGGAGGTGACCCTCAGAATATGCATAGTTCACTGGCGTCACGCCCGCGGCGATCTCGGCTGCAGTGCGCGGGTTGAGATACGCGCCAATAATCGCCTGTGACAGTAATCTATCGTTGATAGGCTCTACAGTTGGGTAGATCTCTACGTCTTCGCTATCGGTGAACGTGACGCGATAGAGAATGTCTGGGTTTAGGTAGACCGGCGGCAGTCGCCCGGCGGCATCTGCGATGACAGGATTGGTGTGCGGAGTCGTGAGCGCAGAGTCCTGATACGTATCCGTAAGCGTCGATGTTGCGGTGATGAAGAAGCCGACTTTCGCTCCAGGCAGCAACGTCAGGTTGTTGCTGATCGCCGTTGATTTGGGCAGGTGAAAGAGTTGGTGGGCCATTATTTCGCAACCCAGCCATTCACGGTGTTGTCACCGGATTCTTTTATGTAAAGCGTCGTGTTGGCTCCGCCATCCGTGCGAAGAAACATAGAGCCTACTTTCGCCGTAGCAGCGCCTTCAGGTGATCCTGTACCCCAGCGAATGAAATTGTCTTCGTTATTTGTTTGTATATTGCTGGGAATGACGGAGAAGTAGTTTGACTGCAAACGCGCCCGTAGCACACCGTTAGTAACCCAACCAAGTTCGTTGACACCATACAAATACATTCCGTTAGTCGGTCCGGTCGTGAAGCCGAACCCTGGCGCGCCTGCTGCGCCAGGCAATGCGAGCACTGGATTATTTGTTACTACCGTCTTGCCGCCTACAGTGGCATCACCAGCGACGGAGATATCACTGGCGACGGATATATCACCAGTGATGTCAACATTACCGTCCAAGGAGATATCGGTTCCGGCAAGCGCTATCGCATTGCTCACCGATCCTAATCTATCGAATATCGCGACATCAGTCGCTACGCTCTCAGCGTCGTTGAGCAGCGAAATTATCATCCGCTCGGTGCTGACGCGGATGCGCCATTTCTGATTTCCAGCTGAGGCGTCTGTCTCCTCCAGGATCAGTTCCGGTGCTGGCGACTTCAGCCGCAGCGTCTGCGCGATATTCTGGTTCGATGGATAGTCATCGATCGGATACCCTGGCTGCGTTACGTTCGCGGAATCCGTCAGTAGCACGCGGTAACTAGGCAGAGCTGGGTCAAGGTAGATTTTTGCAAATACGCCAGCGCCGTCGGCAACGACAGGATTGGCATGCGGGACGGTCAATGCGACATCCTGGTACACATTCTGTAAAGTGGACGTACCAGACACGCTGAACGTAAGCTTCGCGCCTGGCAGTAGCTGATTAGTCGCCGATAGCGCGACAAAACGAGGCGATGTGTATAAAGCAGGCATGAACTACTTCCTGACAGCAGAACTCATCGTTGGTACGTCATTCGCGATCAAGACTTTCGAACACGGATGGCTCATGATTCCTCTGTCATACCTGTGCGCATTGCCTATTGCAGCGCTGGCATTCGTTCTGGCGCGATATCTGCTACCGCCTGACCGCTGAGTAATCCACTAAGCAGGATTGCCTGCTTTGTGGATGGCTCCATGCGAGCAACTTGACGAAGCTGGCTACGCTTGGCGGGATCGAGCAGTGCTTCTGTAATCGCGTCCAAGCTTTTCTGTTTAGCGCGTTCCTCGGCGGCGTCCTGAATGGACTTGCGCGGACTGGTCAGCCACCGAAAGACAATGGCGCCCTGACCCTTCAAGGATTCATTCAATTCCTGATCGCGAAAGGTGTTTGAACCCGCTACGCGCGAAGCGCCCAATTGCGTGCGCGAAAGCTTTTCCATCGCCAGCATGAGATCGTCAAAGGCTGATCCTGCGCCAGCCGGAAGCATGGCCCGCATGCGATCTCTATCAGCCGGCGTTCCGTACACGGCCTGACGAAACTTCCCAGCGGGATTGATAATGTCCCCGCCTTGGGTAGTTTTCAGCGCTTGATTCCAACGATGCGCGAGGTACTGCCGCACCAGTCCTGCATATGCTTCTGGGCTCTGCTTCTCCAGCGCAGTCTTTGCAAGATTGATGGCGGCAGGCGTGACGTTCGGGTCGCTGAAAATCTTCACGGCGGCGCGTGATGCGAGTGGGTCTTTTATTCCAGCGAGCACCCCAACGATACCGTTCTCCAGCGGCTCGACGTTGGCGCGAATCAACTCTTGATATTTCTGCCGCGCCAGCTTCCACTGGTCATTACTCAGTTCATCTAGCTTGGCGACCATTTCATTCTTGCGCTTCGAGAGCGCCGCCGCTTCCTGGCGCTTTCCCTTCGAGCGTAGGGATTCTATTTGGTCATCGAGACCACGCTTCAGATAGTCCAGATCACGAAGACTCGGCGCGTCCGGTGTCGCCGCTGGCGACGCAGGTTGTGATTGACCTGCCGGCGCGGCGCGAAGTTCTTTTGAACGGCGTGAATACGCCGCTTCGAGCGCTTGCATTTTAGGCGTTGGATTCTCATCGAATAGCTTGAGCGCCTTCGCCACTGAATCTAGATCCGCTTGAGAAGACGCAGAGGCAATCTGCTGCTCTGGTGCGGCTTTGGATGCGACCCTGGCTGTTGACGATCCTTCAAGGACAGCAAGGCGTTTGCCGCTACGCATTGCTGCATCGAAATGCGGCAACTCCAGCATCTTCAGGATTTCCGGGTCCGTGACTTCCGGAACTGCAGCATAGGCTGCGTCATACAGTGGCTTGACTTCCTTGTACGTTTTATCTCGCGCCGCACGTATCACGATCTGCGCGGCATTGATGCCTTCCTTTCCCGCGATCTCTGACGGCGTCGACTTCGCAATAGAGTCGAGCACGCGATTTGTCGCGTTGTCCAACTGCCCCGCAGCCGCTTCGTCGGCGGCCTGGATCAGTTCGGCCGTGCGTCCTGGATAACGGGCTGCATAGTCCCTCAACGCCAATAGCTTGCGATCTCCGGACGCCTGGGCCAGATCCAGATCGATGCCGGTGGACTGCTTGACGTACTGTCGCGCCTGTTCGGCTGTACGAACGTTCTGAGGCGAGAAGTCGACGATCTTCCCGCGGCCCGCGAAGCCGGCAACGCCTTTGCCGAGACCGCCGGCCACGAGATTGACGGCGACCTCGCCTACCATTTCTTTCCCGACGCTCAACGGCGTCGCGGGCTCATCGAATACCAGTTCACTTACCGCACGTTTGGCCGCCCTGCCGCCCGCGCCGCCCGCGGCTGCACCGCTGACTGGGTTTCCAGTCGCGAACGACCCAACCACAGCACCAACAGCTTCCGGAACGTTAGCGGTGATCTCTGCCAGACCGCTTACGATCCTCGGAGAGACTCGCTTGAGCTGACCCTGCTCGTCTACATAGACAGGCGATCCGTCCATGAACCCAATGCGCTGAGCGCCGTTAGGGTCATCCGGGAACAGCGATTTCGCGATCTCTCGGCGTTGCGTATCCGGATCGGCAATCACACCGGCCTTAACGGATGCGCCGAAATTCGCCTTGTCAGCAGGTAATGCCGGGCCGCGCTGCAATGCATGCGGGTCAATCTCTGGCTCGCCCTGAGCTACGATGTTTCCGTAAACATCTGGATTCGCCTTAGCGATGCCCTGCGCCATTTCAAGACGCCTCGCGGCGTCGCTCAACTGGGCGTCACCACGCGTTCGCGCATACTGCTCCATGGCCTTCTGCAGCGCCTGTTCTTGCGTCGACCCAGGCGGACCAGAAATGACGTACGACTTGCCGTCTGGAGCTGTGATTTTGTATTGTCTTGGCTCCAAGTACCTATCCATTGCACTAGACGCCGCCTTTGAAATTGCGGTAGCTTCTTCATGCGTGTTCGCCGACGGCCACTGAATCCCAGACGTAACTGCACGCTCTATAGCTTCATCAACGCCGACCTTCCTGCCTTCATAAACAAAGGGAATAACTGTTGGCTTGCCATTATTGAGTCTTTCATCGTCGACGGACCCGCTGAGGATTGTGTGCATGCCATCCTCATCTTTGAACCACCCATTCGTTTCTAAATTCTTTCGTCCGTGAATAACAAGCGGATTATTCTCGCCGTCTAGTCCTGGCATTACTTTTGCTCTTTTATGATCCAGCCATCATTTGTGACAACCGGCGCAGCTTCCTTACCGAAGAGCGGATGTGCGGCGCTGAAATCGGCGAGTTCGTCGTAAAAGCCTTCGTCCAGCGAGCCGTTTTTCTTTCTGTATGCCCTCGCGAGCTTAGCAACCTCCTGCTCGCGTTTTGCAAGATTGCGCGCGGTCTGGATTATGAGTTTGTTGCCCTCCGGTGTCTTGGCAAGACCAGGCGTCATTGACGTCAGAAACTCCCGGTCTTTGTTCGAAAGTGCGCCCGGCATACCGGCCCCGCCGGACGGATTTCTAAGGGTTAACGCGATTTCATTCGATAGCGCCTCAAGGGCTTGCTTGGCTCCGAGTTTCGTATCGACTTCAAAGCCGAGCGACTGTGCAATGGCGGCGACCTGAGTGATTGCCGGCGTCAGTTTCCCAGTACTAACGCCCTCCATGAGCTGCTCCATACGATCGAGCTTCGCAAGCTTGGCCGGCACGACAGATCCCGCTTGCTGCAGCGAGACGTACATCTCGCCCATGCCCTCGCCGACTTTCTTGGCTTCGGCCTTTTCTTCGCCAATACCGACCGATACCAGCGGCCTCTGCGGCCTTGGGCCTACGCCTTCCAGCACGCGCGGGCGTCCGCTAGTCTTCTCGAACTGGGCGAACACGTCCTTGCCGTCAATCTGCGCGGCTTCCGGATTCGAGTACTCAGGCAGAATTCCAGCCTTCGCGCCAGCAATAGCTGAAACGCGCTCCGCAATTCCTGTTGCGTCCTCATCTGTCAGTTCATCCACGTCCTTGCCCAATTGCTTGGCCAACGCCGCGGCCTTATCAGGCATCAGGATGCGGAAGTAATCGGCTGGCGCCTTGGAGGCGATAACCGCCTGTGCCTGACCGTAGGATTCCTTCGCTATCGCGATCTCCTGTTGCCTCGCGATCTGATTCTGCTGGCCCTGAAACGCCTGCACCTGCATCGCACGCTCTGGATCGGCCCGATACATCGCAGCGAGTGCGTTTGTCCCACCCTGTAGGTAAGTGCCGAGCTGATTGCGAAACTGCTCGTCGCGGCTCATCTGCTGCTGGCCTTGCTGCAATTGCAGGGCGCGCAGTTCATTCGCCTGCCTGTTCGATTGGACCTGTTGCGCGCCTTGCTGACCGGCGAGTAAGTTCTGGCCGATCCTAATCGGTTGAAATTCTGCCACTAGCTCACTCCTGCCGCAGACGCCTGATTCGCCCATCCGCCAGCGTAGGGCGACCCACTGCCGAAATACCCGCCTCGGTACATCCCATAAAGCGATGCGAGATCGTTAATGCCGCCGGTGATCGCATTGGACTGATTGATGATTCCTGAAGCCCTGGCATTACCTTGATTCAGGAGCATGTTGCCGATGTTCGCGCCAGTGGTCATCGCGGCATTTCCGGCCTGCGTGGTCGCGGCCTGCCCCATACCGGCAATAGCCAACTGTCGATTGACGTAGTTGCCGAACTCACCTGCCGCCAGACCTTGTCCATAGTCCTGGATGCCACGCAACGCATTTCCTGAATACAGCCCGCCCTGCGCGGCTGCGCTATTCTGTACGGCGTTCAGTCCCTCATTCATGCGGAACTGATAGTCGGGTGACCTGTAGAACTCAGAGTAGTCTGGAGCTGCGAGTTGATTCCCACCGCCTCCGGGCGCGTTCGCGGAATTCGTGGCCATCTGTCCCTGCTCCCACTGTCCCCACAGTGAGTTTAAGTCAGCCCCGGTATCGTTGATGAACCGTCCACTAGGTCCGCCAGGACGCAGCGTGCCGACTCTCTGGCCATCAAACCAAACCTCAAACCAGCCTTTTCCGAGATCCTTAGTCGTCGTGCCGGGCGGCATTTCGACGCCGCCAACCATGACGGGCTGCTGTGAGCGTAGTTGGTTGCCGCCACCTATCGCGTATTCATCGTTGGAGAACCCAGGCGCAGGCGAATACCCGTAGATACCGCCTAGCGCATTCAGCGCTTGATTGCCGATCTGGCGCTGATTGGAGGTAAGCGACAGCAGAGTGTCGAACTGACGGCCCTGCTCATTGATGGCGGCATCGCTCGCACGCCCCTGCGCACGCGCGGCATTGCCAGCTGCGCGATTCTGTGCAACAGCGCTACCGACAGCGACTGTACCGAGAATCGCAGCGCCCCAAATTTCAGCCATGACTTACACCTGCCAGTTGTGTCACAAAGTGACAAACCCATACCATGCGACCGGCTTCTGCCGTATCTGCAATTCCATGCCGAGGACTTCGCGCATGAAAACGTGGCGCATCGAAGATGACGGCGCGGTTATACACGCCGCGCACGAAATCCAGCAGTTCCCAGTGATCCTCTGAGCCGCCTACCATTTCTTGCTTGAGCTTCGCGAATGATTCTTTGTCTTCCGCCATTTCCGCGAATGAGGGCATGTGAGTCATTCCTGTTTCGCGATGTCGATAGAACCCGGTACCTGATTTGGTTTCGCCGTGTTCCGACAAATAGACGATGCAAGTAAAGTCGCCGGCTTCTCGATCACTATGCACATATGCGCCTTCAGTGCTCTCGTTTGTCACCCTAAAAAACATACTGTTTGGGAATACAGGCCGACCAACGCAATACGAAAGAGCATGCAGCATCAGTGAATGCTTGCCCCAGAAGCTCATTCCGTCATACACAGACGAGCCAACTTCGCCCTTATTTGGTCGCCACGTTCCGAATCCACTTGCCAGCGCGCTCTCTCGAACGGCCTCGATGTATGGGGTGAAGCCATCAACGATGGTGATCATTGCTCAGTCAATCGAATACGCAACCGTACATTGCTGAATCCCCTTCACGCCCGCTGCGGTGAATCCGCTTCCCGTCGCGCCGGTGTAAATTTTCATCGTGTCTGTATCGTTAATCTCCAACAGCCCAAACGCAGTCGTGCCGTTGTCCGTGATCCTCGCAACGAGATATTGGCGAATGCCGGTGCTCGGCGGTCTCAGCTCTTCAGGCAGGCCAACCAGTGTTGCGTCCACTGCATTTGAAGTGCCGGCAATGGCCGGAATCTGCAGTACAACAACTCCTGCCGACATCGTGTATCTGATTGTCCCGGTCGGGACCGTTGTGCAGCCAGTCAGCGTTGCCGTGAATGTGCGCGAGAAAAACAGTCCTGACAGATAGCTCGTCCAGTCCCGGATTCCACCTGGGACCGCCGGAAAGATTCGCCGAACGCTCATGCCGCCTGCCTGGTAAACGGCCTGGCGCCGCGCGCATCCAACTGTGTATCGATGATCGTCGCCTTGACGGGATCGGAAATAGCGCCGCGGTACACGCGATCCTCAGAAGACCCTAACTGCGGCCACACTACTTTGGTGTTGTGCTCACCGATCTTTCCGATCTTCATGTTAGGCAGCGCTTCCCACGTCCGTCCGCCATCGTCGGATACGTCCATCATGATTTCAGGGTCCGAGCCTTGGCCCGCGGTCAATCCGACGCCTGTCTCCATGACCACCTCCAGGCGATCATGGAATGCCAGATTCGCATTTGCATAGACTGGCTGGTACGTCCACTCCATTCTCTGAATCGTGCCCCAGTCATCGTAAGTGGTCGGTGAGAGGTAGCCGATGCGGTTGCTCGACACATCCCCGACGAGTTCCAGGCCGAACGCTTGAGCATGACTCCAGGCCAGCCAGTACGCATATCCATACGTCTCGCGCTCGTGCCATTCCCTCGTCGTGGCGTCGTAGATGAATGTGCCCTCAGGAAAGGTCAGCACATAGAACAGATGGCCTTCCTGGGAATAGGAATAGCCCTGTCCTGAACCAATCGTCACCGATCCCAGCGCTTGTTCAATGCCTGTCTGGCTGATCCGCACCGGCGTGACGCCATCCAATCGCCTGACGGTGTAGTCCTGTGCGAGCCAGAACACAGAATTATCCTGCTTCGCGGCAGTCATGCCGTTGAAGCAGCCCTGCTCGATGAATCCATTGGCGGCGCGTGCAAATGGAAATCCGCCGCCGCCCACCAGTTCCCAGATCTCTACCGTCTCCTCACCGAGCAGCAGAACCTGTCGGTGATCGACGATCAGGCCGACGAGATTGTCGGGCGCTGCTTCCGCGGTGGCGAAGTTCAGGGCGTCGAACGATGTAGCAGAGCCAACATTTGAGCAAAAGAACCGCCCTGTATTGGGCTCGACGAACAACAGGTAATTGTCGAGAAACGCCGCATCCAATGCACCGCGCGAGGTGAAGTCAGCATCTGTGATCTGGCCGAATGTCGATGTACTCGTGTCGTAGTAGTACGCGTTCGGCTGATTCACGACGACGATGGTCGTGATGTTGTTGACGATCTTGACGCGCGCTGCCGTTCCGACGGTCCCTATCTCAGTTACGGTCTTGTTCGAGTCGACACGGTAGAGCTTAGTGCCAGAAACGACCCACAAGTAACCCAGCGCTTTGTGCGTCGCTATGATCGGACCAGTCCCAACTGTCGTCCATGACGCAATTCCGGGCGCGCGTACCAGCGCATACGGTCGCTTCGCGCCTTTCGGCAATATCTCGGCGAAGCAATTTACCAGGCGCGACGGACTGGCCGGCCGCGATCTCAGAACATAGCTGTGGAACGGCAGAGCAAGTTGCGGCATCTCAACCCGTATTGATGTTGAACGCGCCTAGATAATCAGCAGGACGCTGCAAATCCATATCCATGATCACTTCCTTCGCTGTGATCTTGTCGATTATCGATAGGCCCATCGTCGCAAGTGCCACGATCTCAGGCGACGCGCTCGCGCCGAACGAAGGCGCCATATGAATAGCTAGGTTGTTCACGATGCCGAGAATGGCGGCGTCTGGAACCGTGAGCACATCCGTGACCGTACCCACTGGGATGTAGCCGATATTCCTTCCCTCCCCCTCCCATAGCGCCATCATCTGATTGAGACGACGGATTCCCTGCGCCTGTAACACAGCGCTAGGCGTCTGGCCGGCGCGGATGACGTTAATAACCAGGAGCGCGTCTGCGATAATCTGAGACGCAGCCTGGGACGTAGGAGTAGCCATTTAAGCCGCCGCGATGAGCCCCAAGCTTTCCAGCGTGGTCAGCAGCGAATTGAACTTGGTTCTAAGCGAATCAAGATCCGTTGTGAGCGCGGTCGTCGTTGATGTGGTCGTAGTTGTATTCGTTGCGTCAGCGATGTTGACTGGCTGCACAATCGGCTCGGTGCCATAGAAACCAGCAGTTCCGCCGCTACGATGACGCAGCACATCGGCTTTCACGTGGGATGTGCTGACGCCGAACGTCTCTTCAGTAGGCATTGCAGTCTCTCCTGTAGTTACCGGTCCAGTTCTTCAGTCCGGAATGTGTGATATCGATATCCGGATAGGCCCATACCTGTCCGCCCATGCGCCGCCATTCGCGGCAGAACCAAGCGTCTTCGCCTATCTTTCTTCCGTTCTCGTATGCTGTGTCGAAACAACGCTCCATTCGCTCCATGACGTTGCGTCTGATGCGCATAAGACCGGTGCCTACATAGGCGCACTCCAACATGCCATAGCGCTCTATTCGCTTGCCGTCAGCGCTTATTAGGTTGACGTTCCACTCCAGAGGATCCTTCTTGCGCGGACAAATTGCGCCCATGACATCAGCGTCGAGGCAAAGCATTCGAAGAAATCCACCGACTTCCCATCCAATGTCATCGTCGATGAACACCAAATCTGTGTAGTCACTGGCCATGAATTCACGTATCAAGTCATTGCGCGCAGCATCTACGAAGTTACTGAACGACACAGTTCGCCACTGCATTTCGATGCCAGCCAGGGTCAACGCTTTGGCTGTATCTATCATTGACTTAGTGAATTCAACGCTCGTCGTCCCCGTCAGTGACGGCGTGCAAATGCAGACTTTCACGGGATCAGCGCGAATGATTTCGAGCAGTCGAAAATCTCGAACTTCCGGCTGGTCTCGCGGCAGTAAGACTCAACAGAATTGCGCGAATACAAGCGATCGATATCATCGACGATGATCGATGCGGCTGATATTTCATCACGCATCACATCAAAGAGCCCGCCGCGATTTCCATCACCTGACGGGCCGTCACAAATAGCCAGCGCATACCTATCTCGCGGCGGTTGCTCGTACCACGTCCACTTACCACAAGGAATGAGCGAACGACGATGAACGTGCAAGTTAGTCAAGCCGTGCTCTTGCGCTAGCCTCTCGATACGCCCAGCCCAGTCAGGTGATTGCTCCAGGCTATGCACCTGGCGATCTGTTGAGGCTGCAAGCACCAGGCTTGATAGTCCAGATCCGCAGTCGAGAATCGGGCCGCTCGCGTTTCTCGCCAGCAGCGAACAGGTGTACAGCCCCTCTGGGGACATCGCCCATGTGTTGCCCCAGACGCTGTACAGTTCCAGGTATGTGCCGGCGTCGGCAGTTCCGGCGCGGATAGCCTGCAGCCCATCCTTCAAGGCAAATTCCTTGCGCCAGTGATGGCCTAGACAACCCGTCCACAGTTTGTCGCCGACATGGCCTAGCTGCATCATCGGATCTACGTAGATTCTGAATCCAGCCTCCCTGGCCTTCTTGCAGAACTCGTAGTCCCCACCGCGACGTGATAGTCCATTCAAGGAGCGCTCGAACAGTACCGGGATGAGCATGCGTCCGTATCCGTCCTCCTTACTGCGATGATGAGCGACGGTCTGATAGAGTTTTTCTAAGACACTGCGCCTGATCTTCAGAAAGCCAGTCGGGACACCAGCGACCTCGACTAATCCATGCTCATTCGCCCACCGCTCACCTGGAAGCGGAGCAACCGGATAATCCTCATCGTCGTTCTTCAGCGGATAAATGCCGGCGACAATATCTGCGTCGTACTCGATCAGCTTTTTAAGATCGGCGTCCTGCCAGAAAACATCTGCGTCTAAGAAAATCATCTGCTCGCAGTCTGACTCCAGAAAATCGCGCACCAGTCTGTTGCGCGAATCGTCGTGGTGACAATTTCCGGAGAATATCTCCAGGTCTATGCGATGCGGCAAACTATCGCGAGAAGAAAACAGCGAACTGACAAATGGCGTTTTGAGTCCATCGTACGCAGCAACCGCAATGAAAGTGCCCGGTCCGGAGCGACCGGACCGGACGTGCTGGACGTAACTCACGCGTCGGCCAGAAGACCGAGCGTTTCGAGCTTGGCCAGCAGACTATTGAACTTGGAACGAAGCGAGTCCAAGTCAGTCGTCAGGGCCGTGGTGGTGGAAGTTGTCGTAGTCGTGTTGGTCGCATCGGCGATGGTTGCCTGCTGGGCAGCAGGAGTCACACCGAAGAAACCCAGCTTCGTGTTCGGCAACTGCACGCCATCGGGATTGCCGTCTCCAAGTTGATTGATAGCCATATCGAAATCTCCTAAAAAAGCGCCGACTGTCACACCGGCGCGATGATGATGACTTAACCGTCCGCGTGGAGTCTGCAGGCCAACTGCGCGCGCAGCGTTGCCGAGCCGAACAGCACATCGATACGACATGGGTGCATGTCATTGGCGATGTCATACGCCCGCACGATGCGCATGCTGATGCCGTCGTAGACCTCGCGTGCGGCAAACGACACGCCTTCGGGCAGGATCAAGTCGGCCGTGCCGAAGCAGAACGCGTCCTTGTGGTAGCCCATCGAACTGGTCAGCAGTTCGCTCGCGCCTGCGCCGAGTTTTGTGACGGCGCCCGTGGTCGTCGGGCTCGCCGCCACATTCTGAGCACCGCCGCTGGTAACGATGGACGGGGAGATCGCCAGCGTCGTTGCATTGGCGCCAGAATCTGCCGTGATGACGAACTGTTGCAGCTCGCCGGTATCGACTTTCGTTTCCGGATGCACACGATTGCAGCCAGCGAGCGTTATCACGTCGCCCTTCAAGAACGTCGTGGTTCCGGTGTTCACCGTCAGCGACGCGCCGGTCTGATTGGCGCCGTTGACGTTGTACAGCGTATCGCCCTCCACTGCGGTACCGGTCGTGTGATTCAGTACATGGGTGGACTGAAAGAAGTCGAACATGGCCGTCTTGCCCATGCGTCCTTCTTTGTACTGCATCGCCAGCACGTCTTGCGGGTTGAACAATCCCTTGATCTGATCCACAAGCCCGACCTGGTGCGTGGTTGACAGCAACATGGTGCGCTGCTCGTCTTCCGGCGTCAGGTTGTCGTCCAGCTTTTGCTTTACGAGCAGCGTAGAGCGCAGCGTGGGAGCTACGCCGTTCTGGTTGACGAGGTTGTAGACATCCTTATAACGCGCCGTCCAGACAGTGGACTCCATGTAGGCAGCAATCGTCGCCATTGCCGGCGTGATGATGCGCTCGCTGAAATCATCCAGATCCAGCGTCAGTTCCCTTGAGGTGAAGTTGATGTCGACGCCGGCCTGGCTACTGATCTGAAACGTTGCGTTGCGCTCGACGTTGTCCTGTACGGCGAGCGTGCGGCCGGTACGAATCGTGTACTGATTCGGCAGGCGGATGCGCAGGGTGTCGCCGATTTTTGCGCCTTCCTGGGCAAATTGATCGTCATAACCTCGATTGATACTACCGATGAAGCGAAGCTTTCCGTGTAGAACACGCAAAGCCTCCCTCGTAATCTGATCGACAGTAAGAGTTGTGTTGGCCACGTGTAGCTCCTAAGAGCTGCGTGACCCCGCATCTACCGAGCTTGGCGTTTCGCCAGGATCTGCTTGGTGCGATGGTGCATCCAATCGTCGATGGACAGTTTTGAAGGATCAACCTCCCCACCTGCTCCACCACCGATTGGCGTCGGCGGGGCCGGCGCAGCGGTGACTTTCGGGGGAGGAGCTGGACGCGATAGCTCGGCTTCGATGCGGCCGAGTTCGACGATGCGCTGCGGAACCGACTTACCGGCTAGGCGCGCAATGAGTTTCGCGTCTGTGCCGATCTGATAGGCAATCTCTGGGCCTTTCTCGCTGCCTTTGAGTGCGTCGAGAAAATCGCCATTGAAGAATGTCAAAGCCGGATTGCCGATCACATCGAAATAGTCCGCGTTTTTCTCTGCGAACTGATGCTGTCGCAATCCGAACTCATCGTTCAGCGCTTTTAGGCGCCGCTCTTCTTCGGCTTTCGCAGCCCGCCTGTCAGCAGCAGTTTCCGCGTCTTTCCGTGCCTGCTCTGTAGCTGAACTGACGCGCTGTTCGACCTTCTTGTCGTACCAAGCGGTATATGCCTTGGTGTACGCCTTGGGGTCGTCGAACGAATCAGGATCGGGCTCAGGTTCGGCCTGAACCGGAGCAGCGGCCTGCGGTTTCTGCTGTGATTCCTCGAAGCGTTTTCGCCAATATTCGGCTACCTCGACGGCAGCTTTCTTACCTGCGTTTAACTCCTCGATGCGTTCCCTGGTCTCTTGCGACCTCTTCAGTCGCTGAGCTTCGCTATCAGGGGTAGCGATTGCCGCTTGCGGTGCGGCACCCGAAGTCACCTGATCAGGAGTCGGGGAGACTACTGCGGCCGGTGGAGCCGTACCCTCTTGCGTTGGGGTAACAACGAGTTCGTCGGACATAGATTACTCAAGTGATGCGCTAAACGCTAGCGCGGGCGGAATTTTGCTAATATCGACGCGGCGCCATAGTCCACAGACTGGCTGCGAAGACGGCGTGAAGATGGTCAGCGACCGAACACGACCGACACCGTGGTAGCAGCTGAAACCGCTGCATGGCGCTTCAACTTAAAGCCGTATTCGGTTATCAGCTGACCGAATACGGTTACCTAAAAACAAAACCCGGCACTTGGCCGGGCTTTGTTTGTCTCGTTCGTGGGCTACGGCTACTAACTGGAACCGTTACCTTTAGACATCAACCCGGCAGCCGATAGCCGCTCGCGCAGAAGCTCTGCGCACGGCGGTTGATCGACTATGTCATCCAATGAGCGTGGATTCGGGTCGCTGACGCTCAGTTCCGTCAGGTCTGGCCCGGTGTCAGGGTCGAATGCATGCGACACACGTACCGCTTCAGCGGCTGTCTTGCTAAGATGCATCGCGGCCATCGCAAAGTCGCGGCCTGAGCCGATTGCAAAGAATGGCCGGTCGTGCTCAATCTTGACCAGCTTGTCTTCGAGAGTGAAGAGCTTCCCGCTTTCGATCATGATCGCGTGAAAACCCTCCGACACCTTGGGCTTCTCGCCGCCGTTTTCGAGCCAGTCACGTACTGCAGCTCCGTCCTGTATTTGACCGCAAGAACCAAAGAGCGCGCCGGTCTTGAGGTGAAACACCTTCGATCCAGTGCCGCGGAACATGGAATATTGCGTATCGCCGGCCAGCGTGCGGCCGTCCCATGTAATTGTCGTCATGCGCGATCCATTGCACGAATATGTTCAGCCAGCGCCTGCCACGGCGCGGTTATCTGTGCGATGTACAGGTCCATGACGACAATCAGCGCTGCTTGCGTAGCCTTATGCCTCGCCAGATCTCTTTCCACGCGCACGCGATCCTCTTCCGCCTGCCGGCGACATTCGAGGTATACCCGCTCCTCGGCCAGTCGCTCGGCATTAAATAACTGCGCTCGTGCTTGGCAGTCGCTCATTGCCGCGATGAACTCTGCGTCGGTCATACAAGATCATCCGGATCGTCAAACCAAGCAAATAGCGCCATCAGGAATAAGCCAAGAAACACAAAACCAGCAGCCATCGCCGCATATGTAAGCAAAATAAAAATGACGCTCATGCCTTCCGCCCCCGCTTCTCCGCGTCCACCACGGCCGGCGGGGTCATCTGATCACTCCATTCAATCGCGGATGAATCCGCCCAGTTCGGAGATAGCCGCGCAATACGCGGCCTGGGGTCAATCTCCGGTTGATCCACCTGAACCACATTAAACCAACCACAATGCTCTTGCAGAGGCTCGCCTACCATAAATAAACCGGTATCTCCATGAACGCCACGGATTCTATGTAGCTCGCCGGTTCTCACGACTTACGCCCCTTCTTCTCGGCATCGACCCGCTTGCCGAATTCCTTGCGCTGCTGCTCGCGGCGCTCGGCGCCAGATAGCGGCATGGGAGCAGCAGGCTTGACTGGTTGCTTAGGTTTCATTTGCGATGCTCGGCAATTCGATAGTAGTGAGTCCGCCTGACTTGTAGACGACAGAGCCATCTAGGCAAATCTCTACTTCCATGACGTCTGCCTTCGGCGACAGTGCGCAGTCCATGTCAGCCACCCTCAAGGTGTTTTATGGCGCGCTCAAGAACTGACCTGTCAGCATTCGTGGCGATCTCGTCCTTGTTGACGAGCATCATTCCATTTTTGTCCACTGCCTGTCGGCGAATACGAATCAGCATATGCAGCAGCGAGCCATCAGGAGCGATGGCTGGACAAATACGGTACTCGATATCGTGCTCCATCTCAGTCTCCTTGGCGCATCAGAAACTCGTCAATGGCCCGCCGTATCAATTCGGCAATGGACATGTCGAAGCGCTTCGAAAGCGCCCTGAGTCTCTTGAGCGTCGGTGTAGATAAGAACATCTGGAATCTTTCCATGTTCCCATCCTACACACATCTGACTGATATGCAACCACGCCATCAACCGATAACCCGCGCCTGAATCCTCCTGGGCTCACGCGGCTGCGCCAGTTCGTTCCCGGTATTCAAGTACTTCATCAACCGCATCTGCCCGGTCCTCGGGTCTATCCCGATCTCACCGGCGAGTTGCATGTTCTGCAACTGCTGGAAGATCGTTTCGGCAACTAGCTTCTGCAGTTCCTGCGGCTTCATCTGGGCCGTGATGGAAGCAGTCGCCGTTTCGACCTGCGTCTGCAGTGCCTGTGCCTGTGCCCGAGCGGCCTCCGCGTTGAGCTTGTTCGTCAATGCAACCTGCGTCGGATCTGGCGGCGGCGGGCCTTGCGGCTGCATCGCCTTTTCCTCGTCCGTCAGTTGATCCTGTGGAATCACGCCCTGTTGAATCAGCGGGATTCGCAGGCGGCGCTCCAGTTCATCCGCGCCCTTGAAGTCAAGGGACTTGGCGATGAGATCGGAGGCCAGCTGCTTGACCTGATCAGAGGTGGATGCGAACTTGAGCAAGTAATCCGCGGCCTGCTGTCGCTGCGTGGTGTAGGCAGGGCCCACATCCACGGTCACATCGAACCGCCCTTGTGACAGGTCGTTGACCAACTTGCCGTCAGGTCCGCGCTGGTTGATCGACTCGAACGCTTCCTTGCCATCGATACCTAGGATACGGACGATGCGTTCGCCGTCATACACCTTAGGAATCATGTCCACCAGGATCTCACCGGTGTACTTGATCGACTCGGCCAAGTTGTCGATGAACTCGTAGGAGCTGACATCGCCTTCGGTATTCCGCTGCCTGATGGCGCCCGGAAGTTCATTCGCCTGCGGCTCGCCCAGGCTGGGCCCGAACTTGCCAGTGCTCGCCTTAATGTCATCCGCAGCCTGGGCGCTCAGCGCGATAAGTGCTTGCGGAATCTCCGGCATCGATTCGCGCGTTGGTTTTCCTGCGTTCGGTGCGTTCGGAACTGCGTTGTAGTACAGGAACAGCGGATTCTTGGCGTTCGCCTCGCGCCATTGGTTCTCGTGTCCCTTGATCTGTCCTGGTAGCATGATGTACGGCGAGCGCGGCACCATCGCCACGGCTTCGATCTCGGCGGTTCTCGCACCGTTGTACGCCTTCTGCGGATCTTTAGCCTTCCTCACCAGCCCGCGGTACTTGCGCTTGCCCTCGATGTTAGTCACGCGACCATAGATCGGCACGATGGGGATGTACTTCCATTCGTAGTCGATAGGGCCTTCGATCACGCCCTTACCCGACAGCTTCCACCAGCGCACGTAGGTCGTATCCGCCTCGCGCTTCTTGATCACTCGGATCGGTGCGATACCAGAACCTGGAGGCGGGTCCAGTAACTCTTTCTCGATGGCCTTGATGGCGTCGTAATCGATGACACGGCCGTCATCCAGCAGCGCAATCGTCTTCTTACGCCGCATGCGCTTGTAATACTCGGCGACGCGCACCTCCTTGTCGTTAATCCAGTCATGATCGTGCTGCGACAGGTCCAAATCCGCAGCCTCAATCGCACTGTATTGCGCGTCGTGCGCGTCCTTCGATATACGTTCGGTGACGATGACCCACTCGGAATCTCGCTTCAGGTAATCCTTTGCAGAAGGATCGAAGTGAACGGTGAACGGATTCTCAATACGTCCGATGCAAAGTTCCTGGTCGAAGCTGTCCTCGACATACTTCGGATACACCCGCCATGCACCGAATCCACCCTTCAGCGCGAAATCGAAGCCGGTGTTGTACGCGGTCTTCGCTGAGGAATTGCGCTCAATCGCTCGAATCAGTCCTTCGAATATCTCCGCCTTCTTGCGGTCCGACTTGTCATCAATCGGTAGAACCTTGATCTGCGGCGTGTTCTGCCGCTGATCGCCCTTGACCTGATCTATTGCGATGGACGTGCGGTCGAACGAGTAGCACGGACGTGAGCCGCGATTCTTGCGCGTCTCATCATCCCACTGCGCGCCCTCCTCATCCACGAAGCGGATATCTTCGAGCGCGAGTTCGCGATTGGTCGAGTCGGCAGAGATAGAGCGGCTGTAATTCTCCTTCACCTCGGCCAGTAGCTTGGTCGAGACTTCGGCGTTCGTGGGGCGCGGCATTTAAGCGAAGTCGGCGCAGAACGATTGCGTGTCGTTGTACGGAGTTGGCTTAGTGCATGCGACATCCAGACCAGAAAGCACTCCGTATCGTGTGTCATCCATCAAGTGGTCGTTCGCCTTCACGATGTTGCCTTTCTCATCCCTTCGATATAACCGGTACTCAGCGAACCAGTTTTGCAGGGTCTTGAACACTTTGAACCGCCCGCCAGACAAGCGCTGCCATACAGCATAGATACCAGCCTCACGTGCGTTGTTTGCTGTCGTCAGTTGCAAGCCGAGTTCCTGATATTGTGCCAGCAGCTGCTCGCCGTCTTTCTGTGATCTGCCACGTGCAGCCGGATCAATCACGCCTGGAATCCAGTCACCGCGCGCCTTGATTGATTCAGCATGCACCGAAGGCTCGGCCTGCCCTCGATAATGCTCTGAGTACGCATAGACAGTCTGCGACTCGCGATCCAACGCAAACCAAAGCGCGGCCGTGCGATTCCAGCCGACGTCGAGCGCATAGCACCGCGGCCAATGATCTGGGATCTCAAACGGTTCACAGGAGATGTCACTCTCAGGCACCGGATAAATGGCACCAGCTCCAAGGGCAGGGACGCCTTTGCTTCTCGCATCACGCTGGTATGGCGGATACGTCTCAAGCATCGCCTGCTGCATCTCTTGCGTTAGATGCGGCGCATCTGCCCACGTCGCCATCAGCACGGCGCGTGTCTGATCCTGACGCTCCGCAATCTCACCGCCTGGTAAGAACTGCAACACCGTCTCGGACATGCCCAACAACGGCGTGAACGTCAGCATGACGAGCCCGAGCGTCGTCATCGTTCTGGTTACGGCCTCGGCGTATATCGAAAGCGGTGGTTCTTCATCCAACCACAGCACATCGACATCAGCTGCCTGAAAGCTTTCGCGGCCCTGGTCGTATGACTTGAAGGCTATAGACGATAGCTTCCCGCTCGCATGCTTCACATACAGCGTATCAATCGCGTCCGGCACGCCACCCTTAGACGTATGCCTGCCTATGTTGGCCGCCGGTATTAGCCCGGTTCCTAGATCGCTCATCGGACCGCACAGCTTGACCTGCACCGAATCGCGAACGTCCTTAGCTGTCTCGCCAGCAACCCACGCAGTCACCGGCCTGCTAAAGCGATGGCCCTCCCACCACGATGGATAGATTCCAGTGAGATGACAGGTCATCTCGTACCCGCCCATGCCCTCCGTTTTGCCAATGCGATTGGCGCAAAGAGCAAGTCGCTGCTTAAACTTCGCGCCTAGCCGAAAGAACTCCAGATGCTTGACGTACAACTCTCGCCGCAGCGGCCCTTCATCCGGGTAGTAGCTGTACAGTTTTTCGCGCTCAGTGAGTCGTTGCAGGGCTGTCGTCAACCGGTACAACTCCAGCGCTTCCTCGTCCGTCAATGCGGCTATGTGCTGAGGCGTAAAGTTCGGCAAGGCGGACATTCATTTGATCCCGTGCAAGGTTCTCTGCGTGCTCCCCCGGATCGTGCTCGACAGCCTTCAGATCTGGCAGGAGCTTCCCGAGCTTCCGCCAACTGTTATCGGAAAGCAGCTTCAGGGCGCCGACTTGAGCCGGTTCAAGCGACCTCCATTTCGCCTTGATCTTCTTGTTGACCCTCTCGATATCGGCCAGAGCACCGTCTGCGTCGATCTTCTCGCGCAGGTTCTTCCGGTACTCCCCCCGATACGCGGCAAGCCTAGGGCTTCTTTGTGGTGTATCAGCCATTTGCGCGCGCCATGTTCGCCGTCTTACGAGCATGAGCCCGTCTTGATGGCCCTGGATTGACTACGAATAGCCCAAAATACCAGCGTGGCTTCTGAAGCCTCCATTCGTCAGAAGAGATGTCATAGAGTTCGCGCTTCCACGGCATTCTGATACACACGAATCGATACCAGCCAACATTCGGATGCTCGCGCCACCCAAGCACAATCGGAACATCCGGGAATAGATCCTTGGCCTTTAGTCTTACAATCTTGATCAATTCGCCACCTCTGCCTGCGTCTCCATCACGCCCCTGCGCAGGTCAATCAACTGCTGCTTGCTCGATAGCTCCCGGATCAGGTCAGCGATGTCGATTCCGGATGAATGGCACATCTCGGTGAGATAGCCGTATACCTCGTTGGCTACTGCGGTGACTTTCAGGTCTTTGCCGTTCATGGTCGAACCGGCTGGATTCGAACCAGCATCAGGCGCCCTCCGGCATCCGCACGGTATGTGTTCACGTGCAGCAGCCGCAGTGCCCTGCTATTTGAGGGTGCGTCTACCAATTCCGCCACGGTTCGGTTCATGAAATTCCCTGAAGGTCTTGAATGTCGTAGTCCAGCGTTCTCCGTACAGGCCCATCCGAATCACTGGCCTCGAACACCAGTTGGCGCCGCTCGACGCATAGCCCATTGCGCATAGCATTCTGGGCCGCGGTGATGATGACGTTGACCGATGTCGCTGGGGTCATTGCGGTCCAGTCCAGTACTGCGCTGCCTTGGTTCAGGTCATCGATCCTGTACTTCATCGCGCTCGGTGTTGCGGCAGCAAGATCCGCGGTAAGCGCTCTAACTGTCACCCGGAAGGCCTCGCCCTCTCGAATCCTCGGCGTGAGCGCTTCCCCGATGGGCGGGCCGAGTAGCTGAAGATCGATTCGGCCGAGCATTAGCGCAGCAACAAGATGTCAGATGCCGTAGTGCCAGTTGCCAGCACCTTGTCAACGGCGATAGACAACATTGTGCCATTGGCCACATTGGCCAACACAGGCAGTGATCCGTCCCCGGCCATTCGCACGGCAAGGGAGCCGCCTGTACCAACGTATAGCGCACGCCCCGGTGGGTCATGCACGGTATCGTCACTGTTAGTAACCGTGACGCTGCCGGTTGCGGCAGAAACCTCTCGACTGACTTTTTCGGAACTCATAACAATCCAAGCCCCAGCGACAGACTCATGTGATGCTTCGTCGCGCTGGATGTTCCACCAGCAGCAGACGGTGTGATTTCCGGCGACAAGCGCAGGAACGAAGTGCGCTCAAGTTCGGTATCTAGATTGCTAGCGTCCGGAAACGTCAGTGACACCATGAATGGCGCACCAAAGTTCAAAGCCCCATACTGTTCAGCTTCGGTATCAAATGACATCAGGTATCCGACCCTTTCACGGTAGTGGTTCCATCGGATGTCACAGCGGCCGTGGAAATATTGACGGTGTTCGCACGATCGCGCAGCGTTTGTGTCGTCGCCGTCTGTGTAATTCGATTGGACGCCTTTGCGCCTACGTAACCGATGATGTTTCGCGGGGTTGCTGACGCCCACGAGAATACACCCGCCGGCTCTGTAATAGCCTCATCGAGAATAGCATCCACGCCAGCAGCTGATAGGCTGTAGCCGGTCTTATCGCCTACCGTCGTCACGCTGCCCACGGAACCTACAACATTGCCACCGACGTTGCCGGTGACAGATCCCACCGCGCCGGTCACAGACCCAGCCGACCCGCTCAAGTTGCCAGTCACATCACCTGTTATATTCGCTGTCAATGCAGTCGTGATGCTGGTCGCAGCATTCGCCCCAGCAATAAACACGCCGCCTGCAGCGCCCGCGGTGGCGGATGGCAGGAAGTCCGTTTTGGTTTTAATGGCGCCGACATCCGATGCCGTGAGCCCGGTTACAGATGCCACAGAGCCGGCAACATTGCCAGTGACGGTCGTCACGCTCGGAATCACGTTGTTGGTGCCTGCATATCCAGTCCCATCGAAGAACGACTCTGCATTGTCTGCCGCCGTTGCGTCGCCAGAGAGCCGTATGGTGTCTGCATTGACGTATTCCCCGAACGTGCCGGCAGTGGCATGGCCGCTTCTCGCCTCATCCCATACCGAATCTGCAATCGCCGCGAGGGTAGCGGCATCCACACCCAGTGGGGTGATCAGGAATACCGAGTCGCTGGAGGGATTTGTGGTCCACGCTACGCCTACGGTTGCAACCTTGCTCGATCCGACGTAGTCGGTGACCTGTCTTGATTGTCCCACACCAGTACCGGCAATCACCGTGATCTGGTTGTAGTTGTAGATGTCGTTGGTTGCGCTTGCGGAGGCATCCAGCGTGATGGTGGATGACGTACCCGCCTGTGCGGTCGCGGATCGCAATACCAGGGCGCCGACCTGACCGAAACTGCCGGACACCAGATGATCGGCACGAAGCTCATCCCACACTGCATCGGCAACTTCACCCGCCGTCGGTGCGCTTGCTCCTGGGATAGAACCAAATGGCATGATGACGAAGACTGAATCCGAGGATGGATTAGTAGCCCACGTCGGAACGGTAGCCACCTTGGTTGAGCCGACATAGTCGCTGATAATGCGACCTTGCCCGACACCGGTACCGGCGGTGATGAAGATCTTCTGATTGTTGTAGAAGTCATCCACCGCGGATGCACTGGCATCCAGGGTAATCGTAGTTCCAGCACCTGCTTGAGCGGTGCCGGCACGAATGATGTTCAGCGCCTGGCCATAGCTTCCTGCTGCCACATGACCGGAGGCCGCTTCGTCCCATACCGCATCGGCGGCAGCATTTAATCCGCTGGTAGACAATGCAACACCGCCGCTGGACAGCGAGATCTGCGCGGTCCCCGTACCGCTGGTGATCACCGCGCCTGCATTTCCGGTTGCGACATCTGGGAAGGCCGTCATGCCCATGCGAGTTGCATTTTGTGGATTCACTGCCCACAGATCGATCTCGAAATTGCACAACGAACTGGCGCCCGTAAATGCAAAGGAAACGCCCTCTCCAGCGGCCAACGCTGCATTGGGAATATCGAAGCGATACACACCGGGCATGTTGGTGGCGTCGATTTCTTTGAATCCGCCCGAGGACCATGCCGAATCGGCTGCAGCTAACGTCGCGAGCGTCACCGCAGCACGTGCGACTTGATCCGTCGCGTAAGAGCACACCAGTCCAGAGGTGTTGAAAACCAATCCCGTGAGCGGTGCGCCAGTCGATGAATTGCGGATAAATACCGAGATCGTCGCGGAGGTCTTGCCGCGAAACATGGTTCGCTTCGCCATTTACATATCTCCGCTATCGGTCATGTCTTCGGAATGTGAGGGGCAGAAATCGATGAAACCACCGCCGGCTGTGCCGTCTACGTAAATGGCTATGTGTCCCCATCCAGACACATTATCGATAGGTGCTGCGACAGTGGCAGGCACTGTGGGATAGGAACCTGTGACATTGCCGATTTCGTTTACGTTCGAATCGGTGAAATGATAAAAATTAGTCGCTGCGATGAAACCAAGAAAGTAATGCGTACCGGACACCAATGCCGCTGTGCTTATCGCCCCGCCGTGAAATCCCGCTGTTCCCTGGCCTGACAGTTCTGCGGTCGCGCCCATCAGTACTCCGCTCGCATTCCAGATCGCGAGTTTGTATTTGTCGGTGTCTACTTGGCCGTCGCTGTAGAAATAGATCGCGGTCGGCGTGCCGCTTACCGAGCAAATAAAGTCCTCGTAGAAATACTGATTATCGATACCGAAACCGTGACCCTGGTCGATGCCGGTCGAGCTATCAAGGCCAACGAGCGTCGTCATGCGATCTCAGCTCCGCGCGAATTCGCAGTGCCGTAGTAACTCGTGCGGTAGGCGCCAGTCAGCAGGATGTTCGCATCGAGAATGCCGCTTGATCCGTGGCACTCTGTATTGCCAATAGTCGTGTTCGGCGGAGTTCCGCTTGCGAAGTTTCTTAGTACTGGGTTCATTCCACTCACCTGGATTGCATTGCCGGCGATGGCAACGCTACTGGGTCCTCCTGTGTTGTCGTTCACGGAAATCGCCCCGCCGCGAATTGAATTTCTGTCCAACCAATGCGCGCCACAGGCAACACGCGCGTTGTTCACGACGAATCCGGTGTCGGTATTTCCACCGGAGTCAAGGTAGTTGTGCCGGATGTGGATGTTCGCTGTCTGGATCCCATCATCGATCTGGCAGATCGTTCCAGTGATCTGGCCGCCATCCGTGCGAACTATCGTGCTTTCTCGCAGTTCACAATCTTGCGTCGCGGCCTTGAGCAACAGATCGAAGCCGCCGGTGCTTCCCGTCACGCTGCAGCGCTCTGCCAGCAAATACTGGCAGGTAAATGCAATGAAGCCGCCGCCACAATTTCCACCGCTGCGATTCGTCTCGACCAACTCAGGGAAATACAGATACTGGCGCATGCCGCTGCCGGTCGACGAGAGAAAGACAACAGTTGCGTTGTCATCGGGGGAGGTTCCGCCCCATACGTCAGGCGCTGAGCACTTGCCGATCGTGAGGCGATTGTTCTTTCCGCCGTTGTGAAAGTGCCTGAAATTAGTCGATCCGACCGGCCCGCCCGTTATTCCGATGCCATAGACAAACCAGTCGTGGCTGCCGGCATTGGAACTCCATGCCGATGTACTGCCGGCAATCGCGTGATTGAACGTCACTGTCTCGCCGGGGAAATTCTGCATCGCCATCGGGCTTGTATCGTCCACACAATTGATGCCAAACGTCGCGTTCTGTGCGAACGTCGCGTAAGTCCCGCCACGAAAGTACACGATGCGGTTCGGATTCAGGACGCCGCCAGACCCATAGACTTTCTGGATCGTGGCGTAAGGCGCGCTGATCGTCCCATTGCCTGTCGTATCGTTGCCGCTAGTAGAAACGAACAAAAATTGCGCCGTGCTCGATGACGTACTGATCGTCCACGTCACATCGATCGTATTCAGTTCTTGGTCGGTGATGCGGATCGTCACAACAGATCCGGTCTGCGATCCATTCGGGGTCCACTTGACGATGCCGTAGTCCGTATCGCCGTAGGAGCGGCCAACGGACAGTCCGCTCGGGCCTGCCACTACCGTGTACACGTAGGGCCACGCCCCTCCCATGACACCAATAGGCAGGCGATACTGGACCGTATTGCTACCGTCGTAATACGCCCAGCGGTGCCGCGCCCAACTCGGCGTTTCTGCGTTCGGCCGCGGATAGATCGTGCGCAGTGCTTGGCGCGACGCCGACCAATGTCCGGCCTGATAAAAACCAGAGGCATAAGGATTCGTTGTGTTGGTGACCGCTTGATTGCGGATCACCCACAACGTGCCCTGCGCCGATCCGTTACCCCACTGCGTCGCCGCTGTACTACCTGGAGTATTTGCCGCCGTGATGTAGTCCCAGATCATCCACTGCGAGCCGTCATAATTGCACGACTGCAGAATGTTCTGCGGCAGCATGTTGCCGATGTAGCCGCCCATCTCCGTGCCCTGCGCTTCGCGCGGCCAGGCAAGTGATGGGCGATAATCCGTTCCAGAGCCACGCACGCCACGCGCGACTTCATCCGACCACAGCGGACGTTTACCGCTCTGATTCGGCGGCACGACCCAGTCGTATTGCCAGGTATCCGGACCGCCCACGCCGATGCGCAAGGCCATCGCGTAGATGATCATCTCTTCGCAATCCGAGCCGTTCTCGTTGCCGAGATAATTTTGGCCGAACCACACTTGCGAAGACTGGAACCCAACCGGCCCGCGAACCGCGTCCATCCACCGCTTGTACTGCGTCTTCTTGTTCGTCGTCGTGTAGTTTGCCGGCGCCGGATAGGTGGCATCGAAACTGACCGATGTCTCCACCATGCCTTGCACGGCCTCGAACATCGAATCTGAATCGTAGTGCGCGGCTATTGCTTGATAGCACGCGATAATCCGATCCATCACAGAGGCTTCCCAGTCCCTGGGCGTTGCGCCTCCATCTGCTGCGGCGACTTGTCCGGCCGGATACAGGTACGCCGGGACTACGCTCTGCGTCCCATCGCCGCTGTAGCGTCGATAGTCCAGGCGGAAAATGAAGCGCTTGCCGATTGCCTTGCAGGCGTTAAAGTATCTGTCCGGCGTGGTGAAATCGTAGACGCCTTGCGATGTCTCGATCTGCTTCCACGCAAAATTAGCCGCCCACCCGACGATATTCGCCTCACCGGAATTTGCGGAGATCACCGCGAGATCCGCAAGAATCACAGACTCGCTGGTCTTGACGCCCGCGACCGTTCTAAGCTGGCCATAGTGCCCAGGATGGAACCGTATGGCAGATTCGAGAATCACTGCCGTCGTCGTGGCGTTGACCGCCGCGGACTGAGTGGATTCGTTCAACTCTGTATCACGAGCAGCGATCTTGTAGTCATAGCGCGTGCTCGCGCTTAACCCGGTATCTGGATAGCTCAGGCTGCTGGTCGTGGATCGCAGAGAAAATGTAGCCTGATCGGTCGCGCGATAGATCCGGTAGTCCTGAGTCCCGGAGACATACTCATTCGCACCACCCTGTACATCGGTGGACGCGCTCCAGGTCAGAGTGATCTGAGATGACGATGAAGCAGATGCATTGAGCCCGGCTGGAACAGGCGGCGCCGTAACATCCGTGTCGAATGTCGAAAAATCAATCGTCGTATCGACATTCACGAAGCCGTCATAGGCCCTGACGGTCACTGTCGATATCTGACCGGCCACCGTCGGTGTTCCGGAGATCGACGCACCGACCAGCGTCACGCCCGTCGATAAAGTACCGGTAGGAATCGAATACTGGACCGTGTCGGCATCGGCATCCGTGCAGAAATCGTTCAGGTTGAGCGCATACGAATCCCCGACGATCAATGTCTGATCGGGGATCGCCTGCCAGCTCGGCGAGGCATTCGCCGGAGTCGTTGCTTGAGCCGAAGCCGAAGCCTGGGAATTATTCCCGGCGCCGTCGTATGCCACCACCGTGTAGCTGTACGCCGTACTCGCCGTGACCGTCGTGTCGCTGTAACTGGTCAGCGTGGTCGTCGTGAGCTGGTTGCCACCCCGGAAAATCTGATATCCAGTCACCCCTATATTGTCTGTCGAGGCCGTCCACGTCAGGTCGATCCGCTGCCGATTGATTGCACTCGCGATGAGATTCTGCGGCTGTGTGGGTGCTTCGGTATCCCCGCCGCTACCGGCAATAGCAAGCGTACCGAGTATGCGCATTGATCAGTTTTGGCGTACACGAAAAATTCGGCGCTGGGCCGGCTTCTGTTTTGCTCGCGACTGCGAGACGATGTACTCGATCAGACGCTCTCTAGGCAGGCTGTCGATGATGGCAAGGCGCAGGTAATGCTCACCCGTGAGTAGCCGGCCGGGATGGCGTAACGTGGCGGCGATCACGGCAGTGTTTTGCTAGCGACACTTGAGAGATCGCTGGTTCCGTACGCGGCAACCGCGCTCACCGCGAAATACCAATTGCCAGGAGTTAAGTTCTCGACGACGTAGGACGTGACGGCGCCATTCACGTCGATGGTTTTACCCATGGACGTAGCGCTCGTTCCGTAATGAATACGGTAGCCAGTGAGTACAGCTTTGCTGCCATCCGTATTCTCGGTTGGCGGCGTCCAGGAAATCGTTGCGGTGCCGGTCATAGGTGCCGCGCCCCAATCGATCGCACTGGCTCGCACCCAGGCGCCCACCCCACCGGTCTGCGTCCAGATGCGCTCGCTGGTCAACGAACTGGCGAGGCGCCAGTAGAGCGGCCAGGTGCCGGGATTGACCGCGACGACCAGGGACTTGTCAGGCGCTCGGTAGCCGACGCTTGCGCAGTTCGGCCAATCGACTATCGCGCCCGCCTTGTCCTCGAGGATCCGCCCATCCGCGCTGGCATCTGCGCAGGTGTAGACGCGCAGCTCCGGCGTCGCACAGATGCCCTCGGCGGGCTTCGCGGGCGTCCACTCTCCCGGGGCCCAGCAATCCGGATACGGCGCGGCCACGTAATCCATGGTCTGCGACCACGTCCCGACGGTGCCAGCGGGGCAGGTCTGGATCCGCGCGTCCTGAGCGGGCTTAGGCGCGGTGCACGTTGGTGCCGGCGGTGGATTCTTTCCGAACGCGACCCGCAGCCGCACGGTGTACGTGCACGCGTAGACCGCTGACCCGGATTCCCTCGCCACCCCATCCTGCTCGGCCGTTGGCATCAGTAGCGGCTCGCATGCCTCCATGGTGGCTGGCGACGGCGTGATATTGCTGCTGCCGCGCTTGAGCGTCACGGTCGGTGGATCGAGCTTGCTCGACTTGACGGCCCCATGCGCCGAGAGTGTCAGGCACAGCAGAGCTGCCGCGGCTAGTGCGGCGGTAATGGACTTCATTTGTTAAGGTTTTCCCCTACGACTTATTCAGGTCGCCGTGACATGTCACGAGGCGTACAGTCTGCCCATGGTCGCTGAGGTAGCGGCCCAACCGGGAGACAGATATGAGCGACAAAGCTGAATTAGCTGCCCTCAAACAGCGTCTGCTCGACGAGCGGGATGCGGAATCTGCAGACAAACTCTGCATGACTGTAGAGCAGCTGCGCGCCATACGGGCCCGTATGCAGGCTCGGCAAAGCGCCAAGCCGGCCCGCAAAGCACGGCGCGCGCGCAATCCGGATGGATACACCGGCACCGGGCACGCCTGGGCCGCTTACGACGAGGCATAGGAAAATGAGCAAGCAAACACTGCAGCAGGCTGTGATATTGGCACGCACTGGAAAGAGCCGGGATCTTTCGATGGCGGCGCGAATCCTGGATCACAAACCAGAGGGCAATTGGGCGGAAACGCAGCAAGCCATGCGTGAACTACGCGGCTTTTTGCCGCTGTCGTCGCAACGTGCATATACGTGGCAGGAATTCGTGGCCGCTGTCTATCGGGTGGATCACAATCCAAATGCCGCCGGAACCTATGTCGCCCGCTGACCATGCCCCAATCCCCCGCCACCCGCAAAGCCGCCGAGCGCGCTAGAAAACGCGCCGGTGGGCTGAGGAAAATAGAGATCTGGCGCCGGCCGCCGAGCCGCGCTGTCACCTGGACGCTGCGATACATGCGCCAGGAGATCGCCCATGGCGCCGACATCACACTGACCCCTGAGGATGCGCGCGAGCTGCTGGAGTATTTCGGCGCCGACGAAAAATAGCCCACCGGTCAGGGCGGGCGTAAGGGCTCGTCGGGGACGTGACGAGAGGCGTAAAAGCTAAAAACCCCGCTTGTGGCGGGGCTTTAGTGACTATTTTTGACAATAGTGTTCTTTTTACCGCCGCCCCGTTGCATTTGCAAGAATGACCGCGAGTTTTTTTCGCGCCCGCCGTAACCGCTCGCTAAATGCGTCCGGCGTGATCTCGAGTATCGCCGCCTTTTGCTTGTGGCTAAAGTCCTCGTTGGAAATGTAACCAATAGCATAGGCTGCGAAGATGGCGCGAAACTGCGGCTCAGGCAGCGTGTTCACGGCGGCGTTGATGGATAGCAGCCGCTCTGAGACAGCCCATGCTCCGTAGTACAGGATGCGATGGCCGCCGTAGTGTGTTTTTTGGCGCCCTTGTGCCGTTAGTTGATGGACACGGAGCCAGTCACGCGGCTCGTACAGTTCGACCCTACCAGCGCAGGCGGATTGCTGCGGGAAGCCACCACACAGTCCTACTCGCCACCGGGACGATCCCCAGTAGCGCAGCAAAGCATCCACCTCGCGCCAGCTTAATGTGACGGGCTCTTCCTCGACTTCCGCTGCCATAGCTTCATCTAGGCTCACCACTGCCCCCATTCGGCCAGGCGTATCTTGGCGTAGATCAGTGACATTCGCGGTGTCTAGTTCTCAAGCAATTCGACGTGTCAATGTAAGCCTGCTGTTCCTTGCGCTGGTATTGGACGATGACGGTTATCGTGTCCCACCAGGATAGGCCCTCGATCATGGCAAGGCGCTCTCGGATGTAGCGATCTGAGGTGCGGCGGCGGCAGCGATGGGTTGTCATGACTGCGCGCACTTCGCGATATGCTCATGGGCGGCTTGCGCGGCATCGAGCGAATCGAAACCAATGATCACCCGATGTCCGCTGAGATGCCGCTCGCTCATCGTATAACAGCGCGCGGCTAGAGGATTTGACTGGGTAGTAGTACGGCGTATCCAGTGCTGCCAAACGCCTTTGGCCCACGCCGCCGTATAGAGCGCTGTGAGCGTGAGAATGCCCCACTGACTGGCAGACCATGCCGCATAGATCCAGAACGGCTGTCCGGCTATGCCAAAGAGACAGGCATAGCGACGCCATCGCTCTTGCTTGCTCTGCGTGAGGAAGATCGCTGTAACACCAGTGAGCGCGATTCCGAGTTGATCGATCATGTGTGCCTGCTCCAGTCTCGTTCGCTCATAGGATCTCCACTCGTTCGCCTACAGCAAGCAATGCTTCGATAGGCGTGGTTGGTTTGGGGATGCTCCAGCGCTCGCAGAATTCGTTCTGCGCCACCTGCTCCTTGCGTACTCTAGCCTTCGGGTTGCGCTTGCCCTGCGGCGTCTTGGCTTCCAGCAACCGAACCAGCACGTGATCGGCGTCGACGCGTTTCAGTGCCAGCAGATCCACTGGAAGCTCGCGGTAAACAGCCCAGCCGGCATTCTCCAGCGCCTCAACAATTTTCGGCTCGGCCTTGTCCCTCTTCGCGTCATAGCGCCGGTACTTCATTGCTGCTCTAAGCTCGCTGGGCTTCAATCGAATCATTGGATGCCCCCCCGCCTTTTGCGCCTTCGCATGCGCTTCGCATCGCAGTTTCACAAATTCTTTGTCGCTACTCGCCACGATCAATCTCCCGCTCGGTACATGGACCGCCCGCCAGAAATTCCCATCCGCGTAACCGCCACGGACGCAATACTTGCCGCAGTCGCTGCGCGCTTCATTCCGCGATTCCACTATCCATTTCAAGCCTCATCTACCTAAGAGTAAGAGTCTCTTAACTCACTGTTCTCAGAGCGGCTCAAAGAGCCCCCTACCCCCAGGCGCGATTTCTCGCAAAAATCTGGAAGCGGCGACCCTTTGGGATCTGTCCCCATCGGACCCGTCACGGGATGCCCAAGCATTTTTTGTGTTCGCGCTTGGGTGACCCGACACCCCCACGAACCGACAGATTTGATATCGCGCCGTGTCGAGGGCGCGCGCATTTAAAAGCGGTTGCTCTTAATTCGATTTTCCACGGCAGGAATGACCTGCAAATTCCAATGCACATGAAGGCCGCTCACTCGCTCGCCGCGAAGCGGCACGATGTGGTCAACCTCGTGAGGCATGCCTGTGTCTCGCGTGATCTGCATGCATCGCTCGTAAACAGCGCGGATGGCGCCACGGTTAGCCCACTTCGGAGTTGCTTGCAGTAACCCGGCGCGCCGCGCAGCGCTATCAGCAAGTGATTGCACATGGTGTGGGCGACATTTTCGAGTCGGTTCCGCATGGTAGAGCGAAGTCGGCCATTCTCCGCGACCCCACGGCTGGTTGTGCTTGCGGGCGCGCATCCTGCCTCCTGTTTTGCGCTTGTAGTCAGATAGGCAGTCAGGACACAGCTTCATGCGAACGTCTCTCGCAACATCTCCATCACTGCATGCAAACCGTGCTTCAGATGAAAGTCATTGAAGTCACCAATCTCTGACGGCATTAGCCATTTCAATCCTGTAGCTCGCGCCGCTTTCTCGCCTACACCAGACTCATCGTTGTCAGCGCATACAAACGCGCCAGGAAACTTTTGCGAAACCAATTCAAGGTTACGGGCGCTGAAACAAACAATGACGGCATGAGCCGCAGGAAGGCGCTGGAGCGCGGCATCGATACTCAGTCCAGTTGCATAGCCTTCGCATAATGCGATGCGTCTCGCGTGTCGTGGCTCGACCCCAAGCCGATGAATGCCGCCGCGCGTGCGACCTCCTGTCAAGAACCGTTTTTCGCCAGACTCATCGATGAGCTGCACGCTGATGATGTCGCTGTAGTTGATCGCATCCCTCACGGGGATAACGAGCTTGCCTTCTCTAACGAGCGCGGCACGCTGTTTAAACCCCTTGCGTTCTAAGTAGGGGTGGCCACTCATAACCGCAGCGCTCACTAGCTTGCGAGCTTCATCTGCTACTACCATCTGGCGCGCGCGTTCCTGTGCGGCGAAGCGCCGTTCACGTTCACGGGCCTCCTGCAGAAGTTTTGCCGAACGCGCGTCATCGAGATGTGAATCATCGCGCCATGTTTCAGATATACCGCTCGACCAATCTCCGAAGATTCCCATGGTTGGCGTAATCAACCTACACCATCCTGCTCTATTGCCGCGGCTCTTCCCTATGCCCGGAAAGCGTACCCATCGTCCTTCTGTAATGGACTTCGGAGGCGTCATCCCGGCATCAGCTATGGCCTGGTATAGCGTCATGCGCGGAAACTCTCCGCGCAGCACTCGCACACGTTGAGATCGGGATGCTTATTTGGATGATTGCAATTCTTTTCCAGTTCGCTCCATGCGGCATCGAACGCTTCACTCTCTGCAATTTCCAGATCCGCAAAGTTTTTGAAGCCAAGCCTACGAGCCTCGCGGTCCCAATGAGATTGCTCGCGTTGCTCTATTCTCTGGATAAGCGACGCAACGCTCATACTTGCGCCTCTTGCTGAGCCTTCTTTTGCCCTTCGCGCCATGCCCAATCAAGCTGCTTGATCTTGTTCTTCGTGTTACGCGTAATCGGAGCAGATTCGGTCTGGTAGAAATCAAAGTCATGCGGCGGCCATTTCTCCAGAATGTTGCGGAATAAGTTTTTGGCGCGGGCATGTTGCTTCTCTGGCTTGCTGTGCGCCCGCGCGTACCCGCAGAGCTGCCGCCACAAATCAAACTCATCCGTCGCAAGCACTTTCCTCTTCTTGCCACTACCGATGCTAATTTCTCTCATCACCCCGCGCGTGGTGTCTTCCAGCGCCTGACTTTGTTTCTCGTGGCCACACGATAGACACCGCCGCCGAAACGGCTTATATCCACACTCTGGGCACCCGGCGGCCTCGCATTGATCGTCATCGCGCGGCCTGGCGTCGAGTTTTTCCGACTCATCCAGTGAGCGGAATCCGTTGTAGTAAACGTCTTCGAACTCCGGCATGAACCGCACGATATTGCGCGTGAAGTCGAGCAGAATGCAGTTTGCCTTGCCTGGTGATGATCGCAGTCCTCGGCCCCACATCTGGATCGCGGTGGATAGGGATTTGCGTAACGGGCGCGCGTCGATAACGCAACCCACATCGGGAACATCAAATCCCTTTGCGAGCTTCTCGACCGACACTAGGATGCGGACATCTGAATCCGGCTTGCGGAATTCTTTCAGCAACTCACCGCATTCCGCATCACTTGTTTCTGACGTGTAAGCGGCAGCATAAACGCCAGCTGCATTGAATCGCTGTACCAGCTGCGTGCAGTAGGCGATATCCGCACCAAAGGCGATGGTCTTGCGGTTCTCTCCATGCGTGATCCATTCGGTCACAACGTCACCGATGATCTTCGCTTCGCGCTCTGACGCGGCCTTATGGGTCCACTCGCCTTTACTATCCGTCTCTGCCCCTTTCATGTCGGGCGCCGTGCATGAAAGTATTTTCATTGGCACTAGAATGCCGGCCTCGGTCAACTCATGCATCGTGGCTGCGTTCACCACGTTGGTGAAGTATTTACCGAGGCCCTTTGTGCACGGCGTTGCGGTTAAACCAATGACGGGAACGCGGCGGGAGCCAAGTAATTCCTTGTGCGCCGAATGCAGTACATGCGCCTCATCAATAACCACCAAATCCGCTGTGGGCCAATAGCCGCGTGCTTGAATCGTCTGCACGCTTGCTATCTGAAATGGTAGGGAATTGTCACGCCTCCAGTGGTCTGCTTGCACGATGCCATGATTGTGCAAGCCGTACTTGTCGGCGTTTTCGCTAGATTGGTTGATAAGCGTAATCCGGTCGCAGACGAACGTCGCGCGGCGGCCTTTCTTGAGTGACTCTGCGATAAGCATCAGTGAGGCAATCGTTTTGCCGCCACCTGTCGGGAGCACCAGCAACTGATTTTTGTGACCAGCGCGGAGCCCCTCGCGCAGAGTCTCTATCGCGCGGGTCTGACACTCGCGCGGCGGCGGAAAGGTATAGGTGTTATCGGTGCGAAACAGGTCGCTCATGCTGCGACCTCCATAATCGAGACGCGCTCACGCAAGGATTCATTTTCCTCTTCGGCCTTCGCGAGTTGTTTTTTCAGCTTATCAATCTCTCGATCACGCGCCTTAACCAACCTGACTGCCGCGCCGGCTTCCGACTGATAATGGTCGCGCGAAGCCTTTAACCCTTGCATCTCGCGATGAATCTGTTTGAGTTCCGCACGCATGGCCGCGAGCTTGTCGTCGGCCATCATTACGTTCTCGACGTTCGCCTTGTACGCGTCATCGTCTTCCGGTTCGTAGTCAGCAAAGTCGAAATCTGGTGCCGTGGTAACTTCGACGGGCTTCAGTAGCTCCGACTTCTTGGTGGCTGCCGCAAGCTGCTCTGCCTTTGGAAGGTCAACGACCGATGCGGCTTTCGAGATCGGCACATCACCGGCTTCGACAGCATCACGTAACGCCTTTGATCCCTTGTCGAGCACTTGCTTTGCTGAGCGCACGCTGCGTGCCGAAACCTTCAGTTTCTCCGCTGCCGACGCCTGAGTTTCAAGCGGCAAATTTGCCGCTTGATCCGAGCGGCGATCTCCGCCATGGGGCAAACTAGCTAGTTTTGCGGCGACAAGCGCACGCTGCGATTCAGTCAGGTGACGGCGGTGGATGTTTGCCGATATAACAAATGCCTGGGCATTCTTTCCCGTGAACTTACGCGTTGCCGGCCTCACTCTCGCTTTTTTGCACGCCAAGAAACGATTGCGCCCGTCAAGAATCTTTCCCTCGTACATCCAAATCTTCTCACGCAGTCCATTTTCTTTGATGTCATCTACAAGAGCATCAAAGTCAGCGCCTTCGATCATCGGGAAGATTTCTGAATAGGGATGAAAGTTCATTTATTAGCCTTCACGAAACCATCGGTAACGCCGCAACCGTGCCGCAATCAGTTCCGCTCGCGCATGCGATTGCCAACTGCGTCCTGACAGCCACATCAGAAGGTTGACGATCGCGCGCTTCATCAGAACCCCCCAGGCTGCATGGGATACAGCTCCCGCTGGGATTGGACTGGGGTGGGGGCTGACATCAGGTCCACACTTGCCCGCTGATGACGCGCGACACATGGCCTTGAGCCTTGCCGAACATGCGGCCGATCTCGTGCTGCTTGAGCTTGCCAACGAAGTACAGATCGCGCATGACTTGGGCAATGCGTGGGTTCATGTCGCGGTAGTATTTTTTGGGTCTCACAGCGCCTTCTTGATGCGGGCAAGCAGATCAGCATCTTTGACTTCATTCAGGCATTCGCCGAGCAAATCCTTCAGGTCCTCTACTTCCTGTTCGGCTTCTTGTTTCGCGTCCTGCGCCGCATCTAGATCTGATTCCAGGTCCGCAACGTCTTCGCCATTCACCAGATCATCGGCGACAGCGAGCGCGAGTTTTTTGACGCCAGGATCGTCGTGGTAAAGGAATTCCTGGGCGATCTCCGCTGGGCTCAGTGCGCTGGCCATCAGTTCGTTCATTGCTTTGACACCCGCTGTGCATTCACCCGCGCAACCCAGCGCAAGAACGTAGAGACCTTGCATTCGTAGTGCAGGCGATCACCTTTCGAGTACAGGATGCCGTTGTCGTTCACAGCCAGCACCCACCGCGGTAATCGTCTGCGCGGCGCAGCTTCGGTCTCTTCTGGAATCCACCAACCGAGTTCTATAGTCACCTCGGAATCCTCCCCGACACCAATTGCGTTGCTATTTCAAGCCTACTCATCGCGTCGCTTCCATCAGATCAGCCCGCGCATGAACCGCCGCTCGAATCTTCCCGAAGCCGCCCGCGCCGGCGATCTCACGTTCAGCGCGAGACTTTCCGAATCGCTGATGCTTGTAGGGCTTGCACAGCGTGCAGCCGGCACGCTGTGATTTTGGGCGGTTGCGTTTGTGGTTCATCAGGCCGCCTCAGTAATCTGCGGCCACCGGACAGTAACCGGCTCATCGAGCGCCGATTTCTTGAGAGGCTTACCATCCAGCACGTGCCGCACCAGCATCGCCTCAAGCCACACATCACGCAGGCAGTAATCCACTACGCGGCCACGATTGCCTTGCTGCCACCACACCGGCGCCATTGCG